TGATGCTCAAAAGCGACATGGTCAAGAACCTGGTGCTACTCACATTATTGCGCGAGTTTTAGAATGTTTGCGTGATGACGCTGAGTTCACACTGAATGGCACCAACTATCCCACGCCGGATGGCACTTGCATTCGCGACTATGTACATGTGGAAGACATTGCTCGAGCTCATGCTCTTGCTCTAGATCGTGCTGTGCCAGCTGGAGTATATAATCTAGGTTCTGGTACAGGCATCAGCAACCGAGAAATCATTGCTGCGGCAGAACGCATCACTGGCAAAGAACTAAAAATTATATCCGGTAAACAACGTGACGGTGATCCTCCGTTGTTAACCGCCAGTGCAGGCAAGTTTAATTCAGTAGCAGATCAGTGGCAACAACATGATCTTGACGCCATGATCGGTCATGCCTGGGCTTGGTATGTTCGATAAGATTCTAAAGTTTGAACATGCGCTGGCAGAGTTCACTGGCGCACCTTATGTGATCATGACTGATTGCTGCACACATGCCATTGAACTTTGTCTACGCCATGATCGAGTACGAAGCTGTAGCTTTACTGCATTTACCTATCTGAGTGTGGCCATGACCATGCACAAGCTGGGCATCAAATACAGCTTGGAAAATGAAGACTGGACTGGTGAGTATCACATTCATGACACTCGAATCTGGGACAGCGCTCGACGACTGGAAAAGAACATGTATCGACCTGGCGCTATGCAGTGTCTGAGTTTTGGCCACGGCAAACCTCTGCACATTGGCCGAGGTGGTGCTATCTTGCTGGATGACCCAGCCGCATACAAGACCATGATCCGTCAACGATATGATGGTCGCGACCTCGATATCACACCCTGGCAAGCACAACACACATTTCAAGTTGGTTATCACTACAAGCCCACACCCGAAGAAGCTGTTCAAGGCCTGGCCATGTTAGAAGGTATCAAAGAACAGGGCTGTGTGCCTGTGCCTGTCGCTTACCCAGATTTAAGAAACATTACCATAGTAGATTGACTTTGCGGTCTAAATACTATACAATTAACAAAACGCAATCCACTGCGTCAACATCGGAGAACATAATTGACAAAAGAATTTGTACCAGAAAAAATATTACGCAACACAGCTGAATTTGCGCCAGATCAACTACTACATCCTGTAGCCGAATCAAAAACACATAACAATATCATTGCAGGTGCAGAGCAACAAGGCGATGACGATAAAGATTATAAAGAAGCATACCTAGGTGATCATCTTCGCTTCAAGATGAAACGTGAAGGCAAACGTTTCTGGGCAGGCGATAACATCAGCGAATATGTCACAGAAGAAAATAAAGAACGCTTGATCGACGAAGCAGCCGAAGCATTTGAAACAGTGCTGGATCGACTGCTTATTGATCGAGAAACAGATCCCAACTCAAAAGGCACAGCAAGGCGCCTGGCCAAAATGTATTTTAAGGAGATCATGGAAGGTAGATATGAACCAGCACCAGACGCAACAGCGTTCCCAAATGATAGTGAAGACCGTTATGAAGGTATGCTTGTTGTTCGAAGCGAGCTTCGTTCTATGTGTAGCCATCATCATCAACCCGTTAGCGGCGTTGCTTACATTGGTATTATTGCTGCTAATAAACTTATTGGTCTGTCTAAGTATACTCGCATTGCTCAGTGGTGTGCTCGCCGGGGCACACTTCAAGAAGAACTGTGTAATGACATTGCCCGAGAAATCTCCAAAGCTACCGACAGTGAAAACGTAGCAGTGTATATTCAGGCCACACATGGCTGCTGTGAGAATCGCGGCATCATGGCACATTCAAGTCTAACACAGACCACAGTGCTCAAAGGTGCATTCAAGATGGACCAAGGTGTCAAGAAAGAATTCTTTGACAATATCAAACTACAACAGGACTTTGCACCACGATGACTGATTTAGAACAAGCAATGCAGGACAAAATTGCTCCCTGGAACTTGGAAGTCTCTGAGTTAACAGATTTTCATGTGGCTGTGTTTCAGGATCGATATCCGGTGACTCATGGTCACTTGTTGTTTGTACCCAAATACAATACTGCGGGAGTGATCCAGGATTGTTTTGAATCTGCCATGGCCGAAGGCAACCGAATGGTCGCAGCCGGCGAATGCGATGCATTCAACGTGGGTATGAACTCGGGTGCTGCTGCTGGACAAACAGTGATGTATCCGCATATACATCTGATTCCCAGGCGTACAGGCGACTGCACAGATCCTGTGGGCGGTGTGCGTGGTGTTATTGCAGGCCAGGCCAACTACAAACAACCCGGCTATCAACAGCCGTCATAAGTAATGATCAAGCGGTCTTGGTGTCATTCCCGCTTTACAAACTCTGCCACCTATGCTATAATCACATAGGAGAAAAAACATGGCAAACTCATCAGTCGACTTAATCCGTCATTTAGAAGAAAACTTACAAAACACTAGACCAGTGAACTATAGGTACACCAGCACCAAAGAGTATCACGACTCTTTTCCCTGCGCTTATAGACAATGGCGGGCTGATAGTCACTGTAATCTAATACACGGCTACAGCTTCAACATGAAGTTTTACTTTGGTACCAATGATCTGGATGCTCGCAACTGGGCTGCTGACTATGGCGGGCTTAAAGAACTCAAGGCTGTACTAGAAAGTCAATTTGATCACACTCTGCTGGTGGCCGAAGACGATCCTGAACTGGCATTTTACAAAGAAATGGAACAGCGCAAGTTGGCCAAACTGACAATTCTGCCTAAGCTGGGTTGTGAAGGTCTGGCAGATCAGCTGTACAAGTATGTGAATGGTGTTTACATTCCTGACATGTGGGGCCAAGCCGAGTCCAATCGCTTGTGGTGCTATCGTGTGGAAGTTCGCGAAACACAAGCCAACATGGCGTTCCGCGAAGGACATCGTGAGTGGAATGAAGATTTATTTGCGTGAGAAAACTAGCAACAGGTGCTGAAGTTCCTGATCTGGACAAGGCTGTGACACTCACAATCAAAACCAAGTGTCCTGCCAAGTGGATGCTGGTTGACATGGAAACTAGCGAAATGTATTCTCCATACGATACTCCTGGAAAACTGCAATGGAAAAAAATTGATCAAGATCAACATCCAGTGCTGAAACTTTTAAAGATTTATCCAAATGAAAAAATATAACATAGCAATTTTGCTGCCTACTCGTGGCAGAACACATGCGTTGGATCGCAGTGTACGTACCTTGATCGACAACGCACATGACATAAAGAATGTACAGATCATGTTTGGATTTGATCGCGACGACACAGTGGGACTTGATTATTTTCGCACCAGTCTCCAACCCAAACTGGATCAACAGGGTGTGGATTATGTGGCTGTGCAGTTTAATCCCCTGGGCTATATCAACATCAACCGATATGGCAATATCTTGGCCGAACATGCTGACGCAGACTGGTACATGTTCTGGAACGACGATGCTATTATGGAGACAGCTGAGTGGGACAGAATGATCGGCGAACGCACTGGTGAGTTTCGACTGTTGGCGGTGCACACTCACAATGATCACCCTTACAGCATTTTTCCCATTGTGCCTGCAGAGTGGATGGACATTCTTGGCCACTTGAGTCCGCATCAAATGATTGACGCTTGGTTGAGTCAACAGGCCTACATGTTGGACATCATGGACCGACTAGAAATCTATGTCACCCACGATCGTCATGATCTCACTGGCAACAATGCTGACGCCACGTTCAAAGGACGTATAGCACTGGAAGGCCGTCCTCATGATCCTGTAGACTTCCATCATATCTCCAACACTAAACGTCGCATGGCAGAATGTGAAAAACTTGCAGTTTACATGCGATCTCTAGGCACGGATACTGCCTGGTGGGATAGCGTCAAAGCTGGTACACAAGATCCCTGGGTCAAACTCAAAGATTTTGATACCAATCATCAGATGGTACAGTTCAACATGAAAGTTGATCCTGCCAGTGGCCAAGTAAATTATACTCCTGACCAATGACCCAGAAAATCCACAGTCGATCCCAACCAGACACTTTGTTAGCGTGTGTGATGTCAGCAGCTGACGCTGCAGGTCGCACGGACGCAGCAGATGCAGAAGAAATTTTACAAGCCAGTATTTTGCGATTGCCCACTGGCAAAACTATTGCTCCGCACTGTCATCTGCCACAGGTGCGAACTACTACAGGCACCTGTGAAGCCTGGGTTGTGGTGTCGGGTCGTGTGGTAGCACAGGTGTTTGATCTTGACCAGTCACTGGTCGCAACTGTGGGATTGACTGCAGGCGACTGTATGATCTTGTATCGCGGTGGGCACAACTTCACAGTGGTATCTGTAGATGCTGTGATATACGAAATCAAAAACGGTCCCTACAACGGACCCAAAGCTGACTCGGAAAAAATTCAATGAAAACACTGGTATTTGGATCCACAGGAGGTATTGGTTCCTGTGTGAGTGATCAATTGACTCAACAAGGACATCAAGTTGTAACTGTCACTCGTGCTGAGTTAGAATGCAGCAATGACTTTTTAGAACAACAGATCTCTGATATCATTGCCCGAACGGAACCAGACTGGATATTCAACTGTATTGGTACGTTGGGCACCAATCAAAGCAGGTACCGAGAAGTATTTGATGCCAACTTTGGTAGTGCCTGGGCCATTGTGCGACACTATATCGACCACCCTGATCAAGCAGTCAAAATTGTACTGACCGGAAGTGCTGTACACAATCAACCTCGTCGCAATCTGGTGCTGTATGCTGCCAGCAAATCGGCACTGCACAACATGTGGCAAAGCACTGAAGACATATTTGCCGGAACCAATGTACACATTGCCTTGATACATCCTCCCAGAGTCAACACACCAATGTTGAATGGTAGACCAGGTGCCAGTTTGGAGCCAGAATACATGGCTCAGGTCATGATAGATTTGACACGCACAATGAAAAGTCGTACACTACTAGAACTAGGAACTTAACAATGAAAACAGCATTTATTACAGGCATTGCAGGACAAGACGGCAGTTATTTGGCCGAACACCTGCTGGAACAGGGCTATAGAGTCACTGGCATCATTCGACGCAATTCAACTGTGGAGCATCAAAAGGATCGCATTGGCAATCTACCAGTGGAAGTGGAATACGGTGACCTAACTGATCAAAGCAGTCTGGAACGTGCACTGCGACTGTATCAACCCAATGAAATCTACAACCTGGGTGCACAAAGTCATGTGCGTATCAGTAGCGACATTCCACAGTTTACCACACAGGTCAATGCCTTGGGTGTGATCAACATGTTGGAGGCCTATCGCACTGTGGTTCCCGAAGCTAGATTTTATCAAGCTAGCAGCAGCGAGATGTTTGGATCCAGTGTGGATGCTGACAATTATCAGCGTGAGACCACTCCCATGCGACCGGTGAGCCCATATGGTTGTACCAAGGTGTTTGCCTACAACATGGTACATCACTATCGCAAGGCCTACCGGTTGCATGCGTCAAACGGTATATTGTTCAACCATGAGAGCCCGCGCCGTGGCTCAAATTTTGTGACCAACAAAGTGGTCAAAGGTGCTGTGGAGATTGCTCTGGGCTTGAGTAACCAGTTGGAGATGGGCAATATGGACAGTTATCGTGACTGGGGTCACAGCTATGATTATGTGCGAGCCATGCACCTGATTACACAACAAGACCAACCTGACGACTTTGTGGTGTCCACTGGCATTACTAGATCTGTGCGAGACATGTGTGAATATGTATTTGGACAACTGGGATTGAATTATCAAGACCATGTGATTCAGAATCCTAAATACCTTCGCCCAGAAGAACTGCCTTACTTGCGTGGAGACAACACCAAGATTGTCAAGCAACTGGGATGGCAACTCACATACACATTTGAAGCACTCATGGACGAAATGATTGAGCACTGGCAACACATTTACAGCCGACAACGCAACGATTAACATGAAAAAACTATTTACATTCGGATGTAGTTTTACCAACTATCGCTGGAGTACGTGGGCTAATTGTTTGGCCCCAGAATTTGATTATTTTGAAAATTGGGGGCAAGCCGGCGGCGGCAATCATTATATTTTTAATTCAGTAATGGAAGCGGATCAACGGTATTCATTTGGACCTGACGATACTGTAGTAGTTTGTTGGACCAGCATTGATCGAGAAGACCGGTACATACAAGACAGATGGCACACACCGGGTAATGCATATTTTGCCAAGACAGTGTATCATCCAGACTATCTTCGATCTCACATTGATGAGCGAGGATTTTTAATTCGCGATCTGGCATACATCAAAGCTGTAAAAACTTTGTTAGAAAACCGGCCGGGCATAAACTGGAAATTTTTAAGCATGGTAGAACTAATGGCTCGACCTGTTGCCGACGACAATGTCAGTGTTTATAGAGATGTTATGAGACTGTATTCAGATGTGCTAGATACTATTTTGCCTGGATACGACAAAACTGTTTTTTTAAACAACTGGCCTAAACCAGGAGATGATCCACATCCCAGTCCCGAAGAACATTTGGCTTATCTAGATGTAGTGTTGCCAGGTTGGGTGACAAAAGAATCAACTCGTGTTAAAATGCATGAGGAAAGTATTAATTTAACAAAAACCCCTGCACGTTCAGGAATAGCAAAGGTAAAAAGATTATGAAACTCAAAGTAAGTGAACTATTTTATTCAGCACAAGGCGAAGGTCGCTATGTAGGCGTTCCTTCAGTATTTCTACGCACGTTTGGTTGCAACTTTACCTGTTCAGGATTTGGCTGCAAGCCTGGAGAAAAATCCACAGAAGCAGACAAAGTGGCCAAGAAAGTTGAACTGTACAAGACTTTTGAAGAACTACCCTTGGTCACAACTGGCTGCGACAGCTATGCGTCATGGCACCCAGACTTCAAACATCTCAGTCCCACATACACTGCACAAGAACTGGCAGACCGCATGACTGAACTGTTGCCCAATGGTGTGTGGCAACAGCCCAACGGCAATCCCGTGCACTTGGTAATCACTGGCGGCGAGCCCTTGCTGGGCTGGCAACGTGCTTATCCAGAACTGTTGGATATTCTAGCCGAACGTGGTCTGCGGCATATCACATTTGAAACCAATGGTACCCAAGAACTCACTCGAGATTTCAAACAGTATCTGGCCAACTGGTTTGGTGAGATCACTTTCAGCGTCAGCCCCAAGCTGAGTGTGAGTGGCGAAGCTTGGGCAGATGCTATACGGCCTGATGTGGTCTGGGATTATGAATCCTACGGTGTGACCTATCTCAAGTTTGTGGTAGAAAAGCCTGCGGACTTTGACGAACTGGATCGTGCTGTGGCCGAATATCGCAGTCGTGAATTTGCAGGCCCTGTGTTTGTGATGCCTGTTGGCGGCGTGGTGTCAGTGTATAACGGCAACAGAATTAACGTGGCCGACGAAGCACTTAAACGTGGCTACTGGTACAGTCCACGATTGCATGTGGATATCTGGGGCAATGGCTGGGGAAAATAAATGTTCAACAAAATCAAAAAGTGGCTTGGCAATGACCGGCCTGCAGCAGGTGGCCTAGTGCCCCCAAAGCCTGAACCCAGGGCACCAAAAGCCAAGCCTCCGGTCAAGAGTGAGAAAGAGCTTGCAACTGAAAAAGGCGAGCCTTATGTTGCTATCTTGCGCATGGACGTTGACCCCGAAAACTTGCACCAAGGTGCGTTTGAACTAGACTGGAACGAAATCTTTATTGCTCGACTGGTCAAAGCTGGCTACATGATCAAAAAAGACGACACTGACACAGAAATTATGGATCGCTGGTTTCAGAACGTGTGCCGCCATGTGGTGATGGAAACTTGGGAACAAGAGCAGGCCATAAACAAATCAGGCATCTGGGTACGCAGCACTGACATTGGCAACGGTCGCAGCGAGGTATCATAAACATGTACAACGTCGAAGAGCGCATGCAAGAATTGGCACTACCCATAGAAAAACAAATCCTAATGTGCGACAATCGCGAAGAACTGCTGATGATGGCTTGTGTTATGATGCAACGTACTCGAGAAATTTTTGATCAAGAAATTGGTGAGGCAGGCAGAAAATTAATGTTTAAAGATTTAGTATGATATTTAATCACATCAAACAACTCAAACAAGACGGAAAGAAAATTGGCATCACTTTCTCAACCTTTGACATGCTGCATGCTGGCCACATTGCCATGCTGTCAGAAGCCAAGAACCACTGCGATTATTTGATATGCGGCCTGCAAACTGATCCCACAATTGACAGACCTGATACCAAAAACAAACCTATACAAAGCATTGTGGAACGACAGATACAATTGGCTGCTTGCCGTTATGTGGACGAAGTTGTGGTGTATCAAACTGAACAAGATCTCATTGACCTGTTGTTGATTCTGCCACTTGATGTGCGTGTGCTGGGTGTAGAATACAAGCATCAGGATTTTAGTGGTCGGTCCGAAGGTGCCCTGCGAGGAATTGAACTGGTATTCAACGGACGAGACCATAGTTTCTCCAGCAGTAGTCTACGCAAGCGTGTGGTTGCTGCCGAAAGTCACAAGGCACTGTCACACAAATGATCTTGTACGTTAATGGTTGTAGCCATAGTGCAGCCGCTGAGGCGTTGGTCAAATACGCCTGGTCATGTGATGACGGTGATCTATGGGGAACTGGAGCTGAGCCGCATCCTGCTAACCTGGCAGTTAGTTACGGCAAAAGAATAGCAGACGCCATGGGCATGGACTTGATATGTCAGGCCAGTTCGGGCGGCAGCAACGATCGTGTTATTAGAACCACCACAGAATGGATCAATCACAATCAAGAACAATTGGCAAATACGTTTGTAATTTTGCAATGGACCACTTGGGAACGAGAAGAATGGTTGCATAATGGCACATGGTATCAAGTAAATGCTAGCGGAATAGACACTGTGCCATCTGAACTACAAGAACGCTACAAAAACTATGTGGTAAATGTAGATTGGCCCAGTAAAACTCTTGATGCACATGATAAAATTTGGGCAATGCATTTGTACCTCAAACAGCTAGGCGTGCGACATTTGTTCTTTAGTGGCCACAGTACATTTAGTGATATCCAGGATCAACTCGACTGGGGCAAATACTACATGTATCCGTATGTTCGGGAAGAATCCTATCATAATTGGCTAATAAACAACGGTGGCACCTATGCCAATGCCAAAAGTTATCATTTTGATGCCAAAAGTCATAGACTTTGGGCTGAACGTGTGCTACAATACATTAAAGATAACCAACTACTAGGCACCAATGAAATACCTGCTAATCGACACGTCTAACATGTTCTTTCGTGCCAGGCATCAAGCACATCGTGCCAGTGACACATGGACCAAGCTGGGTTTTGCCCTGCACCTGACTTTTATGAGTGCCAACAAGGTTGCTCGTGATCTTGGAGCAGACCACGTGGTGTTTGCACTGGAAGGTCGCTCGTGGCGCAAAGACGTGTACAAACCCTACAAGGCCAACCGTGCTGTGGCACGTGGTGCCATGACTGAGACTGAATCCGAAGAAGACAAGATGTTTTGGGAGACTTATGATTTGATGACCCAGTATCTCTCAGCCAAGACCAATTGCAGTGTGATACGCTGTGCCACTGCCGAAGCAGACGATGTGATTGCTCGCTGGATCGCACTGCATCCACAAGACGAACATGTGATTGTGAGTTCAGACTCAGATTTTGTGCAAATGATTGCACCCAATGTCAAACTCTACAACGGCATCAATGAACACTTGTTTGCTGTGGACGGTGTCACAGACAATCGTGGTCGCCGCCTGGCATTCACTGTTGAAAGCAACAGTAAAATCAAAGTAGGCAAGCCTGACCCCAAGTTTGAAATACCTGCAGACTATCAGCATTGGGCATTGTTCATGAAATGTATGCGTGGCGACCCAGGTGACAATGTGTTTTCGGCCTATCCTGGTGTGCGAGTAAAAGGCACCAAGAATCAGGTGGGCTTGACTGAAGCTTTCAAAGACCGTGATCGCCGTGGTTATGCCTGGAACAATCTCATGCTTCAGAGATGGTCTGACCACGAGCAAGCAGAACACCG